TGGCAAGACTATCACTTTGACGGCCTGCAAAAGTTTTATTATATCAGAAGATTAACCACTTCTATATTAACAGCAAACACAAATATTTCTTCATTTGTTCCTAATATGGTAACAGTATTAGGTGGCACATCTAATGCAACTGCAAAGATAATGTCATCACCTAATAATACTACATTAGAATTAAAAGAAGTATCTGGAAAATTTACTGTAGGTGAAGTATTAAAATATTATGCAGCCAACGGTACCGTACAAACTACAAATACTACAATTCAAGCTTATACATCTGGTGATATAGACAATCGTTATATCGATTTAAGAAGTGTTGTTGACCAAGAAGGTATACCGTTAAATGTAGTTGGTGTTAGTAGAATATTTCCTATTCAAGATTCTCAAGCAACGGTAAATATGTTTGACCTAAGATACCAACTTAGGTTGAATGAGTTGTACGACTTCACCAGTGCATCCTACATCAATTATACGATGACACAACAACATCTACGTATGTTAGAACAGTTGTTCTCTGGAGAAGTTCCTATTCGATTCCAAAGACATATGCAAAGATTGTACATCGACTGGGGTTGGGGCAAAAATGCAGATGCGGTAAAGAGTACCGTTGTTATTGCCGAATGTTATGCAACAATCAATTCTGATTATTACACTCAAGTATGGAATGACCGTTGGTTGAAAGAATATGCCACTGCTCTTATTAAGAGGTCGTGGGGCAACAACATGAAAAAATTTGGTGGCCTAATGTTACCAGGTGGTGTTACACTAAATGGTGCGGATGTTTATAATGAAGCAGTTGAAGAAATTAAACAACTCGAAGCAGAGATGGAAAACAATTACGGTGGCGTATTGGAGTTCTATCTAAACTAATATGGCCACAAATCACTACTTCAATAATTATAGTGCTAAAAACGAACAACATATAATCGAAGATTTGGTTGTTGAATCAATCAAGATTATGGGGTTTGATGGCTATTATATTCCTAATGATAATGCCGTTGCACGAGATTTATTATTTGGTGAAGATCCAGTCAAGAAATTTAATACTGCATTTCAAGTTGAATTTTACTTATCAAGTTCATCTGGTTATTCAGGCGCAGGTGATTTCTTTTCTAAGTTTGGTCTTGAAATTAAAAACAATGTTAAAGTTATTGTTTCTAGACGTTCATTCAACGAAAGAATACCAGTAAGGCCAGACTTCACAAGACCACGTGAAGGTGATTTAGTTTGGATTCCATTCTTAAATGGTACTGGTGAATTGTATGAGATTACATTTGCAGAACAAGCAAAAGACTTTTTCCAATTAGGAAGAAAAGCACCATACTTCTATGAATTAAGCTTAGAAGAATTCAAATACTCACAAGAAGTTATCGACACAGGTGTGCCAGATATTGATGTTGTTGTTACAGAAAATGCCTATACATTAACATTGAATATGAATACAGGTACAGGTTCTTATAGTCGAAAAGAAATTGTATTTCAATCTACAGATGGTACTTACGCAAATGCTTCTGCTGAAGCTACTGTATCATCATGGAACGGATTAACTAAGATACTTAAAGTTACTAACATTAGAGGCCAATTTGCAAATACAGCTAATGCAAATACTATAGTAGGTTTAACATCCAATGCACATCATACTTTAATTAACTATGACACACTAGATGTAGAATTACATAATGACCATTATGATAACCTATACATAGAAACTCAAGGTAATTCAATTACTGACTTTAGTGAAACTAACCCATTTGGAACATTATAATGGCAGATCCATTTTATAATAAAATAATTAGAAAGACTGTTATAGGGTTTGGTAACCTATTTAATAACATTACTTTGTTAAGATATAATAAAGACGGAACTGAACAAGAAAGGTTTGTTGTTCCTATTTCTTATGCAAGTAAAGAATTATATGTAAAAAGATTGCAAGAAGATCCAGATTTAGATAAAAAAGTATCGATGAATCTACCAAGGTTTGCATTTGAAATGAATGGTTTTTCATATGATGCTAGTAGAAAACAAAATACGAATATCAAAAATTTTGGATTAAGAAACAATAATGTTATTAGTCAATACAACCCTGTTCCTTATAACTTTGATTTTAGCCTATTTCTTTTCGTAAGAAATATAGAAGATGCAACTCAAATTTTAGAACATATTCTTTCTTATTTTACACCAGATTATACAATTAAATTAAATTTGATTCCGGAAATGGGTATCATAAAAGAGATACCAATAATATTAAATAATACAAGTCAAGAAATCGAATATGAAGGTGATGCTGAATCACCAACAAGATTAATTGTATGGACTCTAAATTTTACTGTTAAAGGGTTTATATTTGGTGCAGTATCTTCTGCTGGTGGAATAATTAAAACAGCTATTACAAATGTTGTAGATTTAACTCCAAGTAAGGTTGTATTCGCTATGAATCCTCTTTCAGAAAATATTCCATATAAAATTGGTGAATATGTATATCAAGGTTATTCTCCTCACGTAGCAATTGCAACTGGAAAAGTCGCAAATTGGTCTAATAACGAATTGACTTTAAGTGAAACTAATGGAACATTTAGTCCTGCATTTCCAATTATTGGTATTGATACTTTTGCATCATATAGCCCCGTAATTGTACAAAATACTGGTACAAAAACAAGATCAACTATTGTTACTACTATTGATCCTGTTACTGCAAACGTAAATGATCCAACAGTAGTTGTACGAACTTATATTAATGAAGATCCAAATTAAAATGAATGAGTTTGATAAAAATATGGAAAAAATTTTTGATGTGACACCCGTGAAGGCTGAAGAAGTTAAAGAAAAAAAACAGATGCCATTACAGGTTCACTATAAAGAACCAGACATGAAACAAGATTTGACTGATGCATATCAACAGTCAAAAGAAAACTTGCAAGAACTTATTGACCAAGGCAAAGATGCTATGGAAGAAATTCTACAAGTTGCAAAGGCTGGACAACATCCACGTGCATTTGAAGTATATGGAACTCTACTTAAAAATATGGTAGATGCAAATAAAGAATTATTAAATATACAGAAACAGATGCGTGATATGGATGGTAAGAAAAAAGATAATGGTGATACCAAGATTGATAAGGCCATCTTTGTTGGCAGTACCGCAGAATTAAACAAACTTTTAAATAATAAAGAATGATAAAGTTTAAACAATTTTTAGAAGAAGAAACAAAAGACCCTAAGTCTAAAACACTTCATGCGTTTGATATGGATGAAGTATTGTTTCATCACGACCATTCTAAAGTTAAAGTACACGTTAAGAATGAACATGGTAAAAAAGTTCAATCTTTAACCAACCAAGAATACAACAGTCATAAGTTACCACATGGCCACAGTTATGACTATAGTGAATTTAGGTCAAGCAAAGTCTTTAAGAAGTCTGCAACACCTATTCACAAAATGATTCACAAATTAAAAGCCATACATAAGAACAATAAGAATGTAGAGATTGTTACCGCACGTTCAGATATGGATGACAAACATGGGTTTATGAAAACACTTAAACATCATGGTATTGACCCACATGAGATTCATGTTCGTAGAGCAGGCAATACTGGTGCAAAAACACCAGCAGAAGCAAAACATAAAGTAATCGGTGATCTTGTTAAAAAACATGGTTACAAAAAGGTACATTTATATGATGATTCTAAAGATAACTTAGAGAAGTTTAAATCTTTAAAACATGACCACCCAGATGTAGAGTTTCATGCACATCATGTAGAATATCATCCAAAAACTGGCCACGTGAAGTTGACAACAACGAAAGCATAATGATTAATGATAAAGATTCATACCGTGACAACCCCCTATTAAAAAAGGCAGGTGTACCGGTAACATGGACGCAAGAACAGATAGATGAGTATATCAAATGTAAAAATGATGCTATCTATTTTGCCAAAAATTATGTAAAGATTGTTAACGTAGATGAAGGTCTAATTAACTTTAAGATGTGGCCATTTCAAGAAGAAATGTTGGCCTTGTTTCAGAAAAATCGTTTTGTTATTACCAAATGTCCTCGTCAGGTTGGTAAAACTACCACAACAGTTGCATACTTATTACACGCAACTATATTCAATGATTCTCAAAACTGTGCCGTTTTGGCTAACAAAGGTTCTTTAGCACGTGACATTCTTGCAAAGTATCAATTAGCGTATGAGAACCTACCACATTGGTTGCAACAAGGTGTGGTGACATGGAACAAGGGTAACGTAGAGTTAGAGAATGGGTCTAAGATTATTGCGGCCTCCACATCATCCAGTGCGATTCGAGGTGGTTCATTTAACATTGTATTCTTAGATGAATTTGCTTTCGTACCAAACAATA